AAGAAAACTTCGAGGGCAAAACTTCCTATATGATGTTAGTGAATGAAAGTGACACCGTTTGAGACTTATCAAACTTATCTCTCTATGAAAAGTCATTTTACTAATCCTAAGTATGACTTTTTTAAGTATGGTGGCAAATGCCGTGCTACCATGAGTTCTTTTAACAAGAGGAAGGATAAATATTTTTTTGAACGAACTTCTAGGAAATATTCTGATAAAGAGATTTTAAATTTCCTTTTGGCAAATTTTGTAATTACTGATAACCCACAAAACCTATGGATCGGAGAGATAATAAATTCCGGAGAAAGAAATTATTCGGAATGGATGAGACGGCAACAGAGTTTAACGTACTTGTTCAAAGAACAGTTGATAGAATTGCTATCCAACAAGGACTTGAACGCAGTATTCGATTGCTCGAAGGGACAACATCCCCCGTTGTTAAAGGGATATCTGGGTGGAGAGATATCGCTAGAAACGCTTACTATACTGGAAAAAGTCTTTTCTTTCGCAAAAAACTTTGATAAGAACTTAGATGATCCCGTGTGGGAATCCGTAAGTCTTAAAATTAAAAAGTATATCCCATTCATAAATATTAATGTGTTCTATTACAAAAAAATATTAAAGGAGGTTATTGGTAATGGCTCTTGAAAATGCAGAAGTTCTTGGTAATTTACAGAACCAATTAGTTCAACTTGATCAACAATTAAACACTTTATCTAATACACGTATTAGAGTCTTAGGTGCTATTGAAGTCTTACAACAAATTGAAAATAGTAAAGTTGAAGATGAAACTTCTGATGAAGGTTTTGAAACTGAAGAAGTGGAGGAATAATGAGTGAATTTTTTGAATCTGAAATCGTTCAGGATGAACTGAACGAAATTAATGAATTGCAACAGCAAATTTATGGCAAGATTATGAATATTGTCAATTTATCCCGTGAAGATAGAACAGAACATATTGAAAAATTAAAAATTCTTTTAGAAAAACAACGTGTTATGTATACACGATTATCCCTTTCGGATGATCCAATGGCTATTAAAATGAAAGAACAATTACAACAATCGGTACAATTAATGGGTTTCCCACAAGGTACTGATATACAAGTATTGTTCGATGGCATGAAACAAACTATTGAAACTCTCAATCAACAGGTTGACACTTAATAGAATTTTTGTTATAATCTAAACATCCAACAAATCCAATTTATCTGAGGTATCTAAATGTCTTTCGCAGACTTAAAAAAACAATCTAAGCTGGGCTCTCTTACCCAAAAACTGGTAAAAGAAGTAGAAAAGCTTAATAACACTGGCGGTAATAATGATGACCGTCTTTGGAAGTTAGACGTAGACAAAAGCGGTAATGGATATGCCGTAATACGTTTTCTTCCTGCTCCCAATGGTGAGGATTTACCATTTGTAAAACTATACTCCCATGCCTTCCAAGGTCCTGGTGGTTGGTACATAGAGAATTCTCTGACTACTTTAGGTCAGAAGGATCCTGTTTCTGAGTACAATACTTTACTCTGGAACAATGGCACAGATTCAGGAAAAGAAACTGCACGTAGGCAGAAGCGTAAGTTGACTTATGTTTCTAACATCTATGTTGTAAAAGATCCTACTAATCCTGAGAACGAAGGTAAAGTATTCTTGTACAAGTATGGCAAGAAAATCTTTGACAAACTAACTGCAGCAATGCAGCCTGAGTTTGAGGATGAGGAAGCAATTGATCCATTTGATTTCTGGCAAGGTGCTAACTTCAAGTTGAAGGCAAAGAATGTTGCAGGTTTTAGGAATTATGATAGTTCTGAGTTTGCTGCAGTAAGTCCTCTTCTTAAAGATGATGATGCACTAGAAGCACTCTGGAAGAAAGAAAATTCTCTTCAAGAGTTTGTTGCTCCTGATCAGTTCAAGTCTTATGATGAACTGAAGAAGCGTGTTGAGTATGTTCTAGGCAATAAAGGACCTGTTCGTCAAGATCCTGAAGTTACTGATGAGGATAATTATCGTGGTTCTGCAGAGCAACTTGTTACTGCTGCCGTTACATCAACTCCTGTTACAGGTAGTGAAGATGAGGAAGATCCGTTATCTTATTTTGCTAAACTAGCAGAAGAATAAGTACAAAGTAAATGTAAAGACCCCTTAATGGGGTCTTTTTTTATGGCATTGTGGATTTAGTATTTTCGGTGGCAATTAAATCTTCACTTATATACTGAGACGATTTATCATAGAGCATTTCTTGTCTCATATCATTTAAGAATTGTTGTAAATATCCTGGTTTTAGTAGATAAATTGATCTTTTCTTATTATTTTTTATGACTTCATATTCATAGTTACTCAATCCTGTTATAGGACTTATAGTTAAATTATAATCATTTGGATCTGGAATTGTAAAGGTAGAATCTACCACTTTACCTTTAGGGAGAATTAATTTATCATTTTCATCTTTGACTTCTTTTGTTTCATAGTGATGAATATCGTTTAGATCATCACCATAAACATCAAGAGCATAATCATATATTTCTTTATCGGATAATGGCCATTCATCTCTGGCATTAACTATACCAGCAGTCATTAGTACCACCCAATCTAGGGTAGAACTACCATACATTTCTTCGGCAACAGTATCTGGTCTGGCACCCTCTACAATTTCATACTTATTGAAGATTGTAAAAACATTTTGTAGATCATCACGTAATTTACATCTTCTAAAAAGGTTTTTAACCAGTAAATAATTTTGTGATGAATTACTATTAGATAAGAATGATTGATAGTATAATTCTGGTAGTTCTCTGAAGTATCCCATTTTAGTAACCCACTCCTATTCCTGCATCTGCTTCATCATAATCAATATCGTAAATTGGTTCGAGTTCTTTGAATGTTAAATCCATAGTCATAGAAACTGGTGTTCCATCTCCATAGGTGGCATATGTTCCATCACCTGTATAATTAACTCCAATATCTTGTAAAAAACATTGTTTAAATTTATTTAAGAATTTATGTTCACCTCTTCCTTGTCTATACGTTAATTCAAAAACATTAGGAGTTTTTAAGAATAAATTTGTATCACCTGCTTTTGGTGCCATTCCTTTTTTAAACAATCTTATGATTTGTTTTACTTGTATTGATTCTTCTTTATTTCTTGGAGTCATTTTAAATTGGAATTTAAAATTTCTTAGAGTTGGTCCATTAAATAATAATTCCATATTTGGGTTAAATATTTGTCCTTCTGATCTTGCCAATAATTGTTGAACCGTTACATTACCACCAAAAATACCTACTGCTTTTGCTGCCAACATTTGTGTTGCAAGCAATTTAGCATTATCCATATTCAAACCTGATGCTTGAAGAGAATTTTTAAGAGTATCTTTAATTCCTTCAAAACCAGTATCTCCAAAATTTTGCATTGTTTCTGCTACTCCACCAACAGCTGAGCCAGCAATACTATTTAAACTATCTTCAGAGAAACTAACAGCATTTCCATCTTGAATATTGGATGGTATTGGTAATAATACTGTTCCCAGGGGTCTTACATTTGTATTCTTTCTAAATCTTTCCCTGGTCCCTTTAAAGAATGTTGCTTTTTCAGTGACTTCAGTTATCTTTATATCTTTAAATGCTTTATCTGGGTCTTTATTGGGACCTGTAGATCTTGTACCTTTACGTGTTTTTCCTTCAGAACCTACAGGAGTATATTCCTGCATATCTATTTGTAGATAATCAGTTCCTTCTGTAAATGCCTTTAATGGATATCGAAGTACACTTGATGTTGATGAATGTCTCCAGGCCATATGTATTATTTTTAGTTATTTATGAGAATTTTAGAGAAAGGTATTGCATCGAGGTCATTTAGCTCATCATCTGTGACTTGATAGAGTCCTCCTGCCACTTCAGACCATGTATATTGTCTATTTTCACTCCAATGGAAGTTAATTCCACGGAATCCCCATTCTAAAACTTGAGTGACTGCTACTAATGGGTTTTGATCGTATCTAATATTAGGTGTTTTTGGATTATATACAAATACATAAAAATTACCTACTTCTGGAACCTTATCACCTTCATCCAGAACACTTATAATTTCCATCATCAAATCATCAGGGTCTTCAGTTCCAATTAGATTGTCTCTTACTGATCTAATACGACTCATTATTTGATACCCAATTCATTTTCTGTGAGCACCTTAAATTCCAATCCCCTATCCATACAGTATTCTTTTGCTGCTTTCCATTTTGCCTGATTCTTTGCATATTCACAGACTTGATATACATAACTTCTTGTTTTCGTTTTCTGAATTTTTGGTTCTATACATTGCTTTTGGGGTTTTACTTCAATAATATATTTTTTAATTTTTCCTGTATTTTCTCGTACCTTAATATAGAAGTCTGGAAAGTATCTATGATACCTATTATCAATGGGTGAACGATATGGAACTATTACTTCTTCACTTCCCCATTCAAGTATATTTTTATTCGAATCACAGTATTTCATAAATTTTAGTTCCCATAAAGATCGATAAATGATCTTTGTAGGATTACCTTTATATTT